TTAGATAACTCACCATCCTTTTTAAGTTTAGGGGTGACAAGTTTTACATCAACTAACCTAGGTTTGAAAGTGCGTTGAACTTCATCAGTGACTTCATACATCTTAGTTTTTAAATCAGCAAGTAACATGGTTGCTTTCTTTTCATCAAAAGCAAAGCCATTGTTTTCTTGATCAGCAATAACTTTAGCTACCTTATGTTCTAACTCAATAGACTCAGGACTAAAACCTGTCTGTTCTTTAATCAGTGCATGATAAACTAATTCATTTAATCTTACATCGTTACAGCAGTACTCAAGCATGAGAGGTGTGTATTCATTAAAGTCTACAGGTTGTTCTTGTTTAGCAAAGCCGACTCTATATCCCCAGGTTTTTAAACTGTGTCCGTTCTCTCTAATAGGTCTGAACAATCTAGACATTACTAATGTATCTTCAATGTTCTTGTGAAACAAATCTACACCTGCTAGTTTTTTAAGAACATCTAAATCAAATCGTAAGATGTTGTGACCGATTAAAGTATCAGCCTGTTTTAAAAACTCAATCCCTTCTTCAATTTTATTGGGTGGGAATTTATGTATTGGTCCATCTAGTTCTTTGGCTACAATACAATGTAGCTTAGTTGGTTTAAGACCATCACATTCTATGTCAAATATAATTTTAGAATTCTGTGTTGTCAAATGTTTCCTCCTCTGATACTTCAAATAATCTACCAGTGTCGTTGTTATATCGTAAGCTACATGCCAATCCAGTATCACCAGTGTATCTTGATTTAAGTACACGTACCTTAGTGGTGTTAGCTTCTTCTTGATTCTCTGCTTGTTGATTACGTTCCAATGCAATCACACAGTCTGATAGCTGTGCTATACCTTGAGAACCTTTAAGGTGAGATAGTGATACCTCAACTCCGTTCTCATGTCCTTTATCACCTGAGGCTCTACGTAAATGCGATACAAGTATCATGCCGACACCTGTCTCTTCAACAAGACTACGCAATCTATTCATAAGCATATCAATACCTCGTCTTTCATCACCTTCATGTAATACATTTACAAGCATGTGTAAGTGATCAACTACTACCCATTTACATTCACAACCTACAATGATATACCTAAGTTTAGCAAAGATATCATCAATGTCAGTAGCTCCTAAATGTGCATGAATAAAGACACGACCTTCGGGGATAACAGTATCGAACAACTTAGTGAGTTCTTCTTCTGTATACTTAGAACGTTTCTCGTTTAGATAGACTCTATCTTTAGCTTCGATAGATATAATACCATCAGCAGTTCTAAGCCAGTTCTCTTCAAGAGCTACGATACCTACGTTGTCTTGTGTGTTCTTGATCAGCCAATGTTCTAGCTCACGAGTCACACTAGACTTACCAAGTCCTGTTCCACCTGTCAAAGTAACAAGCTCACCTTTACGCATTCCGTAAAGCTTCTTGTTGAGACCTTCCCAAGGATAAGCTATGCTCTCTTTAGTTTCTCTATGAAGCCATTCGTTTTTCTGTGATGATAATTCTAAGATACCTGATGGTGTATAAGTTCGAGACTCCCACCATGCTGACATAAACTCTTGAAATCTTTTCTGATTAAGCATGTCATTAGCATCCTTGTATCCATTAGGGAATGTCATTATCTTAGCCTTGCCGGGTTTTAATATACGAGCCACAGCTTTTGCTGCATCTTTACCTGCTCGATCATTATCAAAACATATCACTACATTCTCAAATGATTCAACAAACTCAATGCTTTCTCTGATATCTTTGACAGCACCTGATGCACCACGCTTTAATGAAACACATGCCCACTTGGATTGCATCAACTCATAAGCAGCCATAGCATCACATTCACCTTCAACGATTGTGAGATACTTACCACCTGTGTTTCTAAACAGTTGTTCACCAAACAATCCAGTGCCTTCGTAAGTTCCTGAGAAACCAAAGTTCTTATTCTCAACAAACCTAGTCTTCGTTCCTACTATCTCATTACCATTGAAGAAAGGATAGATGTGTTGTGCTATCTTATTGTCAGCACCAACGACACTTCGTACCCCATACTTCTTAGCTGTCTCTAAAGATATACCTCGATCTGTCAAGGCACTAAAGCTACCAGTATAAGTATTCAAGAAAGTATTTTTACTTTTAGGTTTAGGTGTTGTGTCCACAATTTTACCATCGCAAGCATCCACATAGTTAGCGAAGTGTGTCTCGCAACTAAAACAGTGAGCTGATTTATCTTCATTCATTGATACTGGGTCTGACCCACCACATGAAGGACATGGTAATTTATGTCGTACAAATTTACTTTGTTCTTGCATTCTATCTCCTTTAGAAAAGTGGCTAGGCTTTTACACCTAGCCGGTTTTAAATTAAGCCTCAGATTTTTCCTCTGTTGCTTCTGCTTCTACTTTAGCTTCCTCACATCCTTCAAGCAACTGTTCTAAGTTAGCTCGATGGGTTCGACTTGCAAAGTCTAAAGCTTCTATGACAACCTGAAGGTTGCCAACCTTTTGCACAATGACAGTAGCTTCCTGCTTCTTAGCATCATCTGCAATATTGTTGATGTCAAAGTTTAAAACTCCGTCATCTTTATTAATAGTAACGACCATTGTTAAAACTCCTCACCGTCAGTAAAGAATTCATCACCATCACCGTTCCTATACTCAACAAGATTCATGACTTGTACAGCCTGTAAGTCGAGACCTTTCCCTTGCTTACCTGCGTACTCCCAATCGTACTCGTTGAATTGAACTCTCACTTGAGAGCCATTACCTACAGCAGTAGAAATCTCCTGCTTGTCTTTATCAAACAGACGAGGTGCAGGTCTTACCATTCCTTTCGGACCATTCACTTTCCGTTTCATAATTAAAGCTGGACCTTCATCCATCTGCTTTACTGTGTGTCCACGAGAAGCAAAGTCATTTGCAGTCTCATCATCAACCACTAAGTTGACTGTGTACACTGGTTCATAAGTCGTATTGGGTGTAGTTATACTTGCCCAGTACGCAGTTCCTTCTAATATAGCCATATGCGTTTCCTCCTTTTATAGCTTTGTTGTGAAGTTGGGAGAGTTTTGAGTAACTACTCTCGGAGTTACAGACTGTGCTGTACCAAACCATTCGTTCAATTGGAGATAGAGGGCTTGATGTGTTTGGTTACTCATTGTGATACAGAGTATAACAGAATTAATCTCTGATGTCAAGTAAAATATCCTCCATTGTTATAACAGGGTTTTCAAATAGAGTTACTAAGAATTTTTCTCCATCTTTTCTAACTTCATAAGAAGCCTTGTTATCATAGAAAGATTCATAGTTAGCTGCTACATAAGCTTCAAACTTTCTCAGCTCGTCTCTATCAAAGATAGCTGTCTCTCCTTCAGCCATCATCCTTTCGTATATATAATTCATGCAACCTCCTGTGTTGTCCACCATACAGGCTTAGCTCTATTGCGTTCCCATTTGGCATAGTGTTTTTCGTTAATGCAGTAATCACGATAAGCAATAATAGCATCCTCATTCTTATACTCCTCGGGCATAGCCTGTGCTAGTGGTGTTAGTCTTGTATGTGTAATGTTGTCGGGCATTTTACTCAATGGTTCTTCTAGCTTGACAACACTTGCATGTTTCCTACCATACCTATACTCATACTCCAAGCCTAATGCTAGGAAGTGTTTATATAACCATGAGTAGTTAGAGCTAGATTCTCTAGCCCATATAGTACATGGGTGATTCCAGTATGCACGTTTGTAAAGTCCATTAGCATCTGCGTACTCATCACCATCTAGTTCTCGGTGTGCTGTGCATAACATCTGTGCTGTTTCTAGTGGCATCTTGACTAGCATCTTATCAGGCTGTGCTTCTGCTGATATAGTAGGACATTCATCAAAATAAAATATGTTCATTCGTTTTCCTCATCATCATCCTCATCGTCTGTCAAAACTTCAAGATGAGTATTCAACCAAGCCTTGTCTATACCTTGACTAACTAATTTTTCTTTTAATAATTTTTCTATATCATTCATTTACCTTGCCCTCGATATTTTTTTAAGTTGGCTTTCTTATTCTTGTTCATAGTAGAAGTGCCAACATTACCTCTACCTTGACTGGTCTTCTTGCCCCTTTGTTTGGTAGCAGAAGTATAACTTGTTTTAGTCCACGTCTTCGCCATAATACTCCTCTATATTTTTCTTACGCTTATCGTTAAACTCTGTAACTCTTCTACCCGAAACATAATCAGTTGTACTTTCTGTCCATTTACCATCATTGATTCTTATGTCAATATATTTTACTTGATTATCTTCAGCTTCTTTTTTTAATATTTCTTTTTGCTGTTCAACAGCTTCATAAAACTCAGTCATTGTTTATCTCCCTTTGTTTTTTAAGTTCCATCAACTCATCCCATTTATAAAACTTCTTAGTCTCGGCATCCCAAAAGTTTCCACGCTGTACAGTAGTTGGGTAGTGTGGTTCTATCTTTTCCTCATCTACTAAGTACATGTACAAAACTGTTGTCGTTAATAATGTAACAACACCCACTACGATTAATATAAATTCCAAATTATTTCCTCCTCAGTTCGTTTAATATTGTGGCTTCGTCATCAATGACATTTCTTAATTGTCTTAAATCTTCTAACGCTGAGTTGTCAAAGTTCCAAGACTCATTTGTTTTAGCATGAGTTATCTTATAGATATGAGAGATATCTGAAAAACTAATCATGCTATCAAGTACTTCAATGGGAGAAGCACAAAAACTTTTTAAAGTTTCAATGCTTCCACCCTTCTTTACTTCAATTAAATATTCTTCCATTACTTTTCTCCAAGTTGTAATAGCTCATCTAAACTACTGATATAAGGATGTTTTTTTAATATTTTTATTATCCATTTATCAGACATGTAAGATAAAGTTGTGCTGTCTAATCCTTTAACATGAGTATCGGGAGGTAGCATAGCATCTATGTTTTCTAATGTAATTTTATCTGCTTCTTCTTTGGATAATAAAGACTGCATCCATTCAAGTTGAAAGACCTTAACTTTTTTTCGAAGCTTTTTTATTTGTTTACTGTTCATGATAAAGCTCTGAACTCCATGTAAGGTTCTTCAACATGGTCTTCGGGCAACCATTCAATAGATTCAATCACATCTTCTAAAGGAATGTCGGCATCTGTGCTTTCTCCTTCATCATTATGTTTTAATATTAAAGCTGCACCTGCTAAGTTCCGATCTTCAAATCTAAAAAATCTTTGGTTTGATTTTAAAAGACCTTCATCATCTACATACATATCATGTCCACCACCCATGTAAACAACATCAAAAGTTCTACATCCTATGAGGTCATAGATTTCTCTGAAGTCTCCTGTATATACTGCTTCTTTTATTGTTTTGTTATATGGATTTACTAAAATTGCTCGCACTTATTATCTCCTTAAATTTAACACCAAGTAGTTTATGTATCCTGTCTTCAAACAAACTGACATGATCTTTAACTGCTTCTTGTTCTTTTGTTGTCATTAAATCCCAATCATCTACTAGAGACTTAGGGTCTATCTTTAAAGTATCAAACACTTTCATAAGCTCATCTGATATTATATGTTTAGCTTTTACCTTTGCTGTTACTTTAATCTCTTTGTATTGTATCATAAAAGTTTTCCTTAGTCAATAGACACATACTGAAAAGGTTTAACAGACATCATGTTTTCCATAAAGAATTGTCTGTAATCGCCATCAGTATTGATACAACCACCAACCAATATCTCATCATCAGAGTTGTATTTAATATCTGATACAGTCAACAGCATTCGTTGTTCATGCTCACCTGTTTCAATCTTGTGATACTTAAACATCAAACCATACCCTTGAAAGAATGCTTTACCTACAGCTTTTTGTATGTTATCCATCAGTTAGTTCCTCCAGTTTATCTTGTAGTTCTTGAATAGTATCTTGTAAGTCTTCAACAGTTTCTCTTAACTCAACAACCTCTGCATTCAAATCTATGATATCGTCTTGTGCATTATCAATGCAAGACTCTACATCTTCTTGTCTAAAGGTTAAGTCTCCAATCCTATCAGCTATTTTTTCATCTAGCTTTTCTAAGTCTGTTGGTTTTGTTTCGTTTACTGCATACATTATATTGTCCTCGCATTTATTAAATCAATTACAAAGCCTGAAGTATCCTTCTTTGCTTCACCCTTTTCGATAAGTCCTACCACCACTTGAGTTTCATCTAAGAATCTCATGTCATGTTTGTCCCCATCAATTACTTTAAATCCTTTGAACACTTTAGGTAGAGCATCACGAAAGACTACTGCTATGTTGTTTGATAC